TGTGGGCCGTAGTTGTAAGATAAGTTGCATCATTGTTCGTGATTATATCACCAGAAGCATAAGCTGTAGCTGCTGCCCATACTCCACGGACGTTATACCCGGACAATCCAATTAAAGCTAATGAATCCTGATCGAAAGCATCCTTGTGGACTGCTTCATTATTAAGCTTCCCGTCATCACGCTGTAAAAGAGCAATGTTCGTGTTCAGGTCATCCGTGTTCTGCTTTATCTCAGCAAACTCAGTGTCGAGGTTTGAACCTGAATGTGGATCATTCGGGGCAACAGTCGAGTGGTCATTAAAGTTGGTGGTTTGGGTATAGGCTCTGGGTTGGCTCATCTGTGTTCCTCAAAAAAAAGAATAGATAGTTCAAAGTATATTGTAAAAATAATCGGAGTCTGTTAATAGGGGGAACTTTGATTTTGTGCGAATTTTTCTCGGAGGGTAATATATAAGGTCACAGCAGCAGTAGGGGATGGCGGGGGGTAGGGTGGCTGTCAATGATATCAAAGACTTACAATTCTATATGTACGATAATGTCACAAATCGTACATATAAATTTATCAATAAATCACCAATCAATTCAACACCTTACCATCAATGACTGGCTCATTTGCAGCAGATTTGCCATTGACAGGCGTTGCTAATGCTGCCTTGGTAGATTCCAAACTACTAATTAATCCCGCCAACTGGTCCGGCGACATCTCATGCAATGCCTTGCTATCATTGTCTTTAGTACTATGCTTGCCGATCATATTGCAAACCTCGTAAACCGTTCGTACTGCTGCGATTCGGCTGCTGCTGCTTGCTTCTTTATCCTCCAAAATGGACCGCAAGGTAGTTGTCGCAACGCTGCATAAATCCGTATGAAATAATTTTTGCCGCTCTTGCTGGATTTTCGCAACAATTCCCGGTGATTTCATCAAAGTGTATCCAGACTGCGCCGGATGAGAGTAACCCGCTATTTTAGCGGCCTGAGTCTGGTTTTTTCCATTGACTATTGCTTCAACGAATGCTGCGGCCTGATCCGACAATTTTTTGCTTGCTGGTAGCATTTTAATTTCCTGTTAAATTGTTGATAAAGTGTAGATAAAGTGTAGGTTAAAAATACACTTTATGTCTGCCATAAATCCATCATATTACACATCATTTTCTGTTAATAGTGATAAAGTGTATAAAATGTACGGGGGGTACTGTTATTTTCCGGGAAAATGGGGGGTACTGTAATTTATACACTTTATCTAAATATATATAATATTTTTTTATACTACACTGTAATCCTTACCTTTTTTACCTTTGATAAAGTGTATTTTTTCCCTACATTTTATTACATTTTATTACACTTTATCACACCTAAATGATAAGATTGTCAACAAAATGTAAAATTTAGTTTGACAATTGGTAAAATATCCCTTACTATTGTAGCACATTCAACAAATCAGTTTGAATGTCCGGGCCGCAACCCGGTTTTGAAAAACTCAAATAAAAGGTACAAAATGGCAATACTAGCAAGAGGGACCAATCCCAAAACAATTAAGTCCGACAACCTCGGCGAATACTTAACAGGTATTCTGTATTTATCCCCGGGTAAACTATCAGGGAAAAACTTCTGTCCATACGCAACCCTTGGATGTTTGAAAGCGTGTTTAAATTTAGCAGGACGGGGCCGCATGAGTAATGTGCAAAAGGGTAGACTGCGTAAGTCCTTACTCTTTTTAAATGACCGCAGCGCATTCTTTAAAGAATTAATCAAAGACATTGAAAAACTGATTCGTGATTGTGAAAAACAAGGCAAACTCCCCGCAGTACGTTTAAACGGGACCAGTGATCTGCGCTGGGAAAAAATAAAGTTTGAGGGACAGACTATCCTTGAAAGATTCCCGCAAGTCCAGTTTTATGACTATACAAAAAACCCTAACAGGTTTAAAGACTTACCCGCCAATTATCATTTGACTTACTCATTCAATGAATTAACACCGCTAGATACTGCCCGCAAAGTATTAGACAACAAAGGCAACGTTGCTGTGGTTTTTCGCAATGAGATTCCCAAGCAATTCCTTGCTAAGAACAACCCGCTTTTAGTTAATACTTCAAGATATAAAGTAATTGACGGTGACAAACACGATTTGCGCTTCCTTGACGGGTCCGGCGTGATTGTAGGATTGACCGCAAAAGGCCCAGCAAAAAAAGATACAAGCGGATTTGTTGTTGACTGGACTGATGCAGATACCCGGTCCTGCAATATATAATCTAAACACTAACCCGGCCCGCTTTAATGCGGGCCACAGACAAAACGGTACGCATGAAAGTAGAATCAATGAACCAAGGCAAAAAATACATCCTATCAAAGCGGAAAGGCAAAGGTGCAGGATGGTTGTTGCTAAGAGTAGCAACAGGCAAGACGGTAAAAATTACTCTGAACATGGTCAACAAGACAATGAAAAGATTGCAGGACGGGGAACAAATACCATTCCGCAAGATCAGCTACACAGTAGCAATTGAAACAGGCGTAGTTGAAGTTTTGAAAAAGGAAAACTTTATCAATGTAGATAAAGTTAACAAAGTTTACACTCTAAAGGATTAGGACGGTACATATGGAGATTGTAATACAAGAGAAAATAGAATACGGGACCGCAAGATATTATCCCACTAATGAACTAGGTAAGAAGTTCGCAAGTTTGTTAGGAAAAAAGACCTTAACGCTTGAAGTCTTAAATTTCATCATTAAAGACTTAGGCATCGAAGTAAATTTTAAATCCACAGATGTTTTGGATCAACTCTTTAACTAGACAGGACGGTACATATGGAATATTTAATTTTTGTAATAGCAGCAGCGGTAATGTCAATAATTGCAACCTTAATACTGCATTATGGTTGCTACAAATTGGACCAAGTCCTGCTGCGGCGGGAGATTGAAAGTCTCCGGGCGGAGTTTGATTTTCAAAATAAGAGACTTGAAAAAAGTGTCCGCAGGGCCAGCATATACTGTGATGGCATCTAGTCAACCCTTTCTGTCCCCGCTCCGGCGGGGCCGGGCGGATGTTGATTGGTTCAGCATCAATAAGTAAACATAAACGGAGAGTGCTATGTCTTTAGCAATAAAAAAAGAACTACTGAAAGCAGGGTTCGAGGATGAGATGGAATATCTAGGAGAAAATCCCTTTGATTTTAACGGAGAGATTGAATATCAAGTTATTCATAACTTCAAAGGAAATGATGACGGGATTGGTCATTTGCAAATCAAGGGTTATAAGGATTCAGATGAAGTGCAAGTCACTATCTTTACTGGGTCCGGGTATGAATTATTAATGGGTTCATTTGATGGGGGTACATATGGAGAATGAAAAGGTTTTACTCAAGATCAAAAAACTGTTGGCATTATCCAACAGTAGCTTTGAGGCAGAGGCTGCTAGTGCCGCGGCAAAAGCCTCAGAGTTAATGTTAGCATACGGACTGCAAGCGGACCAGTTGGTTTGTGAAGCAGGAGACAACGAAGAGGTGGAGCAGGATGTGTTTGTATCTGAAAAGCAAGACCTGTTCTGGACTGGGGAAATTGCACGTGCCTTGGCACATTCCAATTTATGTGACTATTGGTGGCAACAAAGTTACCTTGGTTCAAAATCAAGGAAGCGTAAAAAGAATATTGTCTTTGTTGGTAAACCTTCCCGCACCACAGTATGTAAGGAGATTTTAATCTACTTGCGTGATGCAGTGGACCGTATCCTTGAAGAGAAGATCAAGGAAGCAAAAAAGGACGGTGTAATAATAGACGGGGATGAAGTCTATCTAGTCGAAGACTTTGAACGCAAAGATTGGCTGCCCTTCCGCAATGCTTTTAGGATAGGGGCCGCTGAAAATATAGCGGAACGCATCAACGAAGAAACAAGGAAACGCAAGGCCGAAGGCATTAAGACTGATGATCTTCAGGTCAATGCTCTTGTTGTACAGAATGCGTATGATGTTGCATCCAAGGAACTGGACAAATTTCGTGAGGGGATTAAATTCCACTCAAGTAGGGGTTCAAGTGCGGGTGGTTCAATAGGCCGGGGATTGGGAAAATCTGCGGGGGATTCAATCTCACTGAACAAGCAGGTTTCGGGGGGTAGTCGAAAGTCAATCGGAATGTAGAAAGTGTCCCCGGCAGATCGTACCGCAAGCATGACCCGCCGGGGTTGAAAAACCCAACTCGGTACAAGTTGGACTTATGATAATAATTAATGGAGAATAATATGTCAAATAAAAAATTAATTGCTTTCTTCTTGGAGGATTTAAGGAAGGAATACCAGAAACTAGCCGACATGAAAGCGAGAATCGATGATGAGGGTGGTGCGGAAGCAGCGAACCTTTATGATGAGTGGCAGGAGTCACACGTTAATTTGGTAAACAAACTAAACTGTCCGTACCTACATAACGTATTGTACAACGAGAGTTGCACCCCCCATTACGGATTCGGTAGGGGGGGAGAGTTGGCTAAACTTTTTGAGAAGAAAGAGAAGTTTGATAAGGACCGTGACCTTGGGCCGGAATACGCAACCTTGAACTTTGATGAAGACAGTCCCGGGTTCGATATGAACCATTGGGATATTGAGTTAAGTGACATCAGGGAAGCAATCAACCTTCTGGAACACAACCTCGATGATCTAGGTGATGACGACCCGGGAAGGAATTGGGACGTAGATGAGATTCTCAGGGTAGACCCATCAGCATTGATAAGGTTCACCCACCAACCGAAACTCAATCGGCGGCTGCGTTATATCTTAACCCGCTGCCAAGACCACTTGTCAGATTATACTGATGCTCTTCATCTTGCGGGGCATTGGAATGAGGATGACAATAACTGCTCCGATCTTGCGGAGTTAGCCGATGAAATTAATTTAATCTTAAACAAGGAAGAGAAATATGAAAACTAAACTGATCCGAATCAATCCCGTCCTTGCTAAAAAGATGCAGAAGAAATTAGACCAGCATCGAAAGGACACAGGATTATTTAAAGCGGCTGTAACTTATGTGAATGAGTTAGTCGAAGCTGATTTGAGGACAAAATCCTGAAAAATGGATATCCAAACCACCCCTTCCTGCGAAGGAAGGGGATGGCCCCTAGTCTTTGTTCCTTCCTTTTAATAAGAAACTCCACAAACCACCACCACAAACTTTTGCAGCAAATTGTGCCAGAATTATTTCAGGCATGAAGATTCCGAAAGCAAGCGTAGGGAAAACGACTGAATCAATAGCGGCCCCCACCATATTGGACCCGTTACTACGCACAATGAATTCTTCATTCCTTAATTTTGAATAGACAAAGGCATCACCAAGTCCAGCTAAAAGGAAAGCAGCTGCGCTTGCCAATGCGATTGGCAGCGCATCCAAATTCAGTGCGATTGTAATTACAGAACCTCCGCAGATTAGAACAAACATCTTTAGCCACAAGTGTCGGCCCTCCCATTGATCATGTAACTTATCCCGAAGGGTTAGGTCAAGGCCAATTAGAATAAATGCATTAAAGATTGATGCGGCGGGACCAAACCAAAGTAGGGTAAGATTGGCGGCAGTTATTGCGGCTAAATAAATTCCGATTGCTATCATATTAACTCCAGTTGAATGGGTTTAGATTTGTAGAACGAAGGGGACTGCCCTTGTTCTATTTTATCTGCGACTAGCGTTGCCCTTGCAGCTTTACTTATTGGCGCATACGGATAACCCTCCCATTCGGAATTGAATGTAGCTTTTCTAGTTGCAGTTGTGCTATCCCCTGATGAGAAGGGGAACGCTCCCACAATCTCCGGGTCTAACATTCGTAGACCGTGGACCTTCATGCGAGGTACACCGTCAATACATATATGGTTAAATATTTTTCGCATCTCATTCCAGAAGAGCAGAGACTTTAGTTCGTACCCCTTAGTAGTCCCGATTGCGATCCGCTTGTAACCCCGGTCAACGAAAGAGTCAATCCGGGCAAGTGGTTCGCCAACATGAAACACCGGGACACCCCCGGGTAAAGCCTTATCTAATAGAATGTCATTCTCTTTAACAGTCCCGCCAATTA